AAGTTGATAAAATTTTATGAAAAACTTTGGGACAGAAAACCTTTCCAAGCACATGGCACATATGAAGAAGCAGAATGTATAAAGATATTTCACAACACTTATATTTCTGCAAAAGTTGGCATTGCAAACATGATTGGTGATGTTGCACACAAAATACAAAATGTAAATGCAGATGCAGTAACCAATGCCTTGAAACATGCGGATAGAATTGTAAGTACTCGATACATGACAGCTGGCAATGGTGATGGAGGCCCATGTCACCCACGAGACAACATTGCTTTAAGTTGGTTTGCTGAACAAATTGATCTTGGATATGATATATTTGGAGATATAATGCGTATCCGAGAAATACAAGCTGAAAATATTGCCAAAGAATTGTGTTCACACAATCGTGATATTGTTATATTGGGCAAATCTTTCAAACCTGAAACACATTTGACTGACGGATCTCCAAGCATGTTGATAGGACACTATTGTGAACAGATGGGTTTTACTGTATGCTACGAAAACACTCCATCAGAAACACAACGATACACTTATCTATTAGCACATGACAAAGATTACTCAACCTATGCATTTAACAAAGACAGTATTATAGTGGATCTTTATAGAAAATACACAGACAAAAATAATACAGTAATACATTGGGGCAATTCCAACCGTTAAATAATATACTATGGCAGTACAATTACAAGGTAATCTGGTCAAAAAGGCCCACAAAAAGATCAAATACACAGACAAAATGTTGGCTGATCTTGCCAAATGCAGTGACCCCGAAACAGGGCCTATGTATTTCATGGAAAACTTTTTGCAAATACAACACCCAACCAAAGGTGCCATTAAGTTTGAACCATTTAAGTTTCAAAAGAATCTAGTAAAAAATTACCATGAAAATAGATTTTCAATCAATATGTTGCCAAGACAAACAGGCAAAACAACATGTGCAAGTGCATATCTATTATGGTATGCAATGTTTGTGCCTGATTCACAAATACTAATTGCGGCACACAAATACACAGGTGCTCAAGACATCATGAACAGATTCAGATATGCATATGAGTCAGTGCCAGACTTTATTAGACCAGGCATTTATTCGTACAATAGGAATACCATCGAATTTGATAATGGATCAAGAGTAAAAGCAACCACAACAACTGAAAACACAGGACGTGGTATGTCCTTGTCTGTAATATATTGCGATGAGTTTGCATTTGTGAATCCACCAAACAAAGCCAAAGAGTTTTGGACTGCACTTTCTCCAACTCTAGCAACTGGTGGTAAGTGCATTATTACATCAACACCAAACTCTGATGAAGATCAATTTGCTTTGTTGTGGAAAGAAGCCAACAAAAACTTAGACGAAAATGGTGAAGTTATGAAAGTTGGTGTCAATGGATTTGCGGCATACAAGGCACATTGGTCTGAACATCCAGATAGAGATGAAGCATGGGCAAGAGATGAAAAATCACGTATAGGCATAGAAAGATTTAGACGTGAGCATGAATGTGAATTCATCATATATGACGAAACACTAATCAACGCAGTAAAATTAGTTGATCTTGCACCAAAAGATCCTGTAGAAAGACATGGACAAGTTAGATGGTACAAAAAGCCAAGAGCAGGACATGCCTATTTGGTTGCACTAGATCCATCATTAGGTACTGGTGGCGACTATGCGGCCATACAAGTATTCGAATTGCCAAACATGATACAATGTGCAGAATGGCAACACAACAACACACCTATTCAAGGACAGATTCGCGTGTTGAAAGACATCATAAATCAAATAGACACCACTGTAACCACACACAGTCCAAAAGCATCAGAAATATATTACAGTGTTGAAAACAACACCATAGGAGAAGCCGCACTTATGGCGATTCAAGATCAAGGTGAAGAAAACATCAAAGGTTTATTTGTGTCTGAACCAATCAGAAGAGGGCATGTGCGTAAATTTAGGAAAGGATTCAACACTACACACAAATCAAAAATATCAGCATGTTCAAAATTCAAGGAATACATTGAAAATGACAAAATGACCATACACAGCAAAAACTTGATATCAGAACTTAAAACATTTGTAGCATCTGGACAGTCATTTGCGGCAAAACCTGGAGAACACGACGATCTTGTGAGTGCTACATTATTGGTGTGTCGCATGATTCATGTTGTAGCAAGTTGGGATCAAAAGTTATACACAAGATTAAAGGAAAATATTGATGAAGAAGTTGCACCAATGCCTATTTTTGTTGTAACGTAACTCCGATAAATACAAAAATGAATACCAACGAAGAATTATTCAATCAATTAAGAGCAAAATTTTCAGATCTCACCATGGGAGACGGAGATGCACAAAGCACTGCAGATCCAAAAGAAGCACAATTTTTCAGTTTTGAATACAAAGATCATCCAGTTAGTGTTGCACTTGGTGAAAAAGAATTAAGTGTGTATTATTCACGTCAAATGACAGAGAATCAACCAATGGCAGAAAAGACAGAATGGTTTGAATTTATACAAGACATAAGAAAATTTGCAAAACAAAGAAATTTAGGTTTTGATGTCAGAGATATTAGCAAGTCTAATCTGGAGAAAAAAGACTATAAATACCTTGCACAAAATAAAATTGCAGAAAGTAGACGTATGTGGGGCACAAGTAGAACATCATATCATCCATTACAAACAGCAAAAGTTATCATCAAACACTCGAAAGCAGTCGACGAAGAACAAGTTGGTGCAAGATCAAGAAATATCAAAGCAATTTTCATACAAAATGAAGAAGGAGAAAGATTCAAATTTCCTATGATTCATTTGGAAGGTGCAAGAGCAATGGCAAGACATGTTGCCAATGGTGGATTACCATATGACGAATTTGGCAAGTACATACAAGAACAGAGTCAAAATCTTGCAAAATTAAGAGGCTTCACAAGATACATTAATAGAAATGATTTACTCAACACACAAAATGATAGAATAGCAGAGGTAACTGCACAAAAAATTGACAACATAAAATCAACCATCCACAAATTAACTACACAAAAGGGTTATCAAACAATCAAAGACAGTTGGTCACAAACACAAGCAGTAGAAATGACAGAGGCTGAAATTGCTGAATACAAAGACAAACTAACAAAGAAAACTTTTGACGAATCTGTGCTAGAAGTTCTGCCAATTATACACCAAGCAATCAAAGAAGCAGACAAAGATGCTATGGTGCCTGGAGCAGATGAAACAACATCAGCACAAAAAAATAAAGCATATGTTGATAATTGGCTTAGAAGTGGCAACAAATTAATTCTAAAACCAAATGATGCGGCAGATGGCATGTTAGCTAAAACAAAATTTAAAGACAAAAATATTATGATCGCGTCAATTCTAAGAGACATTGCTACAAGATATCTTCCACAAGATGATGAAGCAATGAGACTAAACAACTTTGCGGCAGATATGGACTCAGAAATACAACAACAAGGTGAACTGTTTGTAACTCCACCTAAAGGATATCCAGAACTTAAAAAAACTGCAATTCAACTTGTAAAAAAATATATTGATGATTTGAAGAAAATGAAAGCAGACCCAAAATACAAAGATCAAGTAAGAATTGATCCACAAGAACTTAAAAAATACAAAAACATCAAAGGACAAGAAGTAGGTAAAAAAGACCTTGGTTATAAAAAGAAATACAAAGGCGAAGATTCATTCGAAAATTGGGCAAATGATGTTGTAAAAGAATATGACACCACAACAGAAGGCACATGGAAGGCACCAAAATCAGCAGAAGATTTTAGAGATATTGCAAAACTTATGAAAGAGCCAATTCCAGTTGGTGTTGATGGCGACAATGCACAAGGCATAATTTATGATCACATAGGTGATGACAGTTTGATGGATGATCTATATGACCTATCACAACGCAAAGGTCCTGAGGCAGATGCAAGACCAGTCATTAAAAAGTATGCTCAAATGTTTATGCGTTCAGCAGAGATGAGTGAAAGTGGTATTATGTATCGTGCTGGTGTTAAAAAGTATGGCAAAGATGGCATGAAGAAAATACAGAGTGCGGCAGGCTCAGGAGCAAGTGCAGAAGAGATTGGCAAAATTAAAGACAAGTACAACAAAAAGAAAACAGACGAATATTCCATGATGGCAGTGGGCATGAATCCAAAGCCAACCAAAACCGGCAGAGATTCAAAAATTGGCGTAAAAACTTACGATAAACCAAAAGGCGCCAAAGAACCTTACTTCAAAAAAGACAAATCAAAAAAATAGTTGACCTTATAATTACTGTATAGTATTATATTAATATTATTAACAGGCTAAACAGGCATTTTAAGGAGGCATTTTATGGCAACATTAGCAGAAATTCGTGCTAAACTAAAAGCACAAGACGCCAAGACTTCATCAGGAGGTCCAATAGGCGACAACGCAATTTACCCACATTGGAACATAGCAGAAGGTACTGAAGCAGTAATACGTTTCTTACCAGACAAAGATCCAAACAACACATTCTTTTGGGCCGAAAGGGCAATGATAAAATTACCTTTCAACTCTGTAAAGGGTGAATCTACAGGAGCAGTACAAGTACAAGTTCCTTGTATGGAGATGTGGGGAGAACCATGTTCAATACTTGCAGAAGTAAGACAATGGTTTAAAGATAAGTCGTTAGAAGACATGGGTAGAAAATATTGGAAAAAACGTTCTTACATTTTCCAAGGTTTTGTAAATGAATCACCATTGCAAGAAGACACTACACCAGAAAATCCAATTAGACGTTTTATAATTGGTCCACAAATTTTCAACATAATCAAAGGTGCGTTATTAGATCCAGAAATGGAAAACTTGCCAACTGATTATGATGGTGGTGTTGACTTTAGAATAAACAAGTCAAGCAAAGGTGGTTATGCAGACTATTCAACATCAAAATGGTCAAGAAGAGAATCTGCATTGACGCCAGAACAAAAACAAGCAATTGACACACATGGATTGTTTAACTTGAATGATTTCCTTCCAAAGAAGCCATCTGAAGTTGAACAAAAAGTGATGAAAGAAATGTTTGAAGCATCTGTAGATGGACAACCATATGACCCAGATAAATTTAGTCAATACTTTCGTCCAGCAGGCATGGCACAAAGAACAGGTGATCCTGTAAATGCAACTGCGGCCCCACAGCCAACACCAGCAATGGAGACAACTGCGGCGCCAGTCACAGCACAGGCAACACCAGAGCCAACACCTGCACCCACTCCAGAACCAGTTGCAACTGCACCAGCACCAGAAACAGCACCAACACAGGCTTCTACTGACAACAAAGCAGAAGACATTTTGGCAATGATTCGTGCTAGACAACAATCTAAGTAGAGGTACACATGGTCAAAGCATTTGATATATCAAAATTTAGAAAAGATATCACCAAATCAATTGACGGTCTTGGGATCGGATTCAACGATCCCACAGACTGGATTTCAACAGGCAATCATGCATTAAACTATTTGATATCAGGTGATTTTTATAAAGGTGTGCCACTAGGCAAAGTAACTGTGTTGGCAGGAGAAAGTGGTTCAGGCAAATCGTTTATTGCATCAGGTAACGTGGTAAGACAAGCACAACTGCAAGGAATATTTGTAGTATTGATTGATTCGGAAAATGCACTTGACGAAAAATGGTTACAAGCATTGAACGTTGACACTGATCCTTCCAAACTTATGCGTCTAAGTATAAGCATGATTGATGATGTTGCAAAAACAATATCAACATTCATGAAACAATACAAGGCAGACTACGGTGAAGATGTTGAAGACAAACCAAAGATACTATTTGTAATTGATTCTTTAGGCATGTTGTTGACGCCAACTGATGTTGATCAGTTTGACAAAGGTGAAATGAAGGGTGATTTAGGTAGAAAGCCTAAGGCACTTACAGCACTGGTAAGAAACTGTGTTAACATGTTTGGTTCACACAACATTGGTATGTTGGCAACTAACCACACTTATGCATCACAAGACATGTTTGACCCAGATGATAAAATATCAGGCGGACAAGGATTCATCTATGCATCATCAATAGTGATAGCAATGAAAAAACTGAAACTTAAAGAAGATGAAGATGGCAACAAAGTATCTGATGTGCGTGGTATTCGTTCAGCATGTAAAGTTATGAAGACAAGATACGCAAAGCCTTTCGAAGGTGTACAAATTAAAATACCATATGAGACTGGTATGGATCCATATTCAGGCTTGGTTGATTTATTTGAAAAGAAAGGATTGTTGACAAAATCAGGCAATCGTTTAAAATACATTGATGCACAAGGCAAAGAACATCTTGAATACAGAAAAGCATGGACAGGTG